CCTCCGACAGAGCGCAAGTTAAAGCCGCCAAGATCACCCGGAGAACCCCATCGTGGGGCAAACGGATTATCTGGTTTAGCAAACCGTGGTGGTTGTGCCTCACCTTGTTTGACAGACTTCACATCGCTCATCTTAAAGTCCAGTGCAAGTTGTTTAAGGGTTTTGTCGCTACCCTTGGTACGATCACTTGTCATACCTACAGGCTGCAAGAAAACCACTTGTACATCGGTACACCCATGAGGACATACCGCTTCACGCGATTCAAAGTACCCGTGAGCCGGACACTTATAGTCGTTCATCACTGCCATATTAGCCCCTTTTTTTCAATGCGTCATCAAGTCGCGGTTTAGAAAAATCGTATTTATTGGTGATTCCTACCTTCATTTTGATGCCGGAGGGGGTCATTTCTAACCCCATTCCGCGCTTCAAAACTGGTTTAACCCTTGGGTGGTAGTCGATAAACTTGCGCCCCAGAATGTCAATTCTTGGGCCAGCCTCGCCTTTTTCCAAGGCTAAAAGCGCCTTACTGAGTTTGCGCTGCGTCAATTCAGTAAAAGTGCTTGATCCGTCACGGGTTATGGATTCCATGTGCCGATAGCCTATGGCGGCAAAGGAGGCAAACATCCTCATGGTAAATCCACGCTTACGCTTGGAGCGCATGGCCTCAAGCCTGCGGATAATGTCTTGTTTAGTCAGTACCGTATCCATACCTAAAAGCCAAGTGCCTTGAGGTAGTTATTGACCTGTTTCCTGACCTGCTCTCCTTCAGGATTTGTGGCGGCTGTGTCTTGGGCTTCCTTTTTGACGCGGGTAAGTCTTTGGGCAATGAGTTTTGGCTGTACTTGTTCTGCATAGGCTGCACAGGCCAGCGCTGAAGCAATAACGCGATCATCTTTTCCCCTTCCATACGCTGCAATCGTCCCTTGGTCACGTACTATACCTTTCATCTCGTCTAGTAAATCTATGCCATACACGTTACACATACCACGTTCAAAATAATCCTTGAAGTAATTGAGCATCCTCTCTTTGCTGGAGTGAGTAGTCACCCACCCAATGCTATTTGACACCCCGCCAAAGTTGTCATTACGCCGCCAGAGGTAGTGCTGCATATTGGCTAGTACGTTGTATAGGCTGGCAGCATCAGAGCCGCCCATAGCGGTTGCCTGCCGTTTAAGGTTACGCATCTCGTTAATGACTGCCTGTCCGGGGCCATTGACCTCAAGGTTTAGGGTTGAGTTCTTATATGCGCCTGCCAAGTAGCAAATCACCCACGCAAACTGGTAGGTATTGAGTTCGGATGAGCAAAATTCAGCCACCTGATCTAGTCCATCGGCATAGCAGCGGTAAACTTGGATACAAAAGCGGTCTGCCCAATCAGATGAGCCATAGGCAGGGTCAGCACCGATTACGTAGTAGGCTGAGTCAATGGGTTCTTCCCAAATTATCATTGTTGCTAGTCTGGCAGTAGACTGTAGTAACTCAGTATCCTGAAAGTTTGCCCCCATAGAGAAACGGTAATAGTTAGCGTCTATGGATTTGGCTACTTTCATAGCATCAGTACATCTGCTGGTAGAAAAGAACGATGAGCCTGTCATCACAAAGGCGTAGTCCTCTGTGGGAGGAAACTCTTGGTACATCAAGCCTTCGTCTTTTAATCCTTCGTGCAGTTTCCAACGCCACCAAGCCATCTGGCGGCTATTGATCTCGTAGTTGTAGACCTTTTTAATCTCTCGCGTCCATTCTTTTTCTTCTGCGGATAACTTGCCATCCCAGTAGACGCGGTAGATGTCGGAGTTTGGATCAGAGGCGTAGAGTTGATTGCGCCACCAGCCACAGAAGATAGCCCTTTGGCTTCTAGCGCGTTTGGCTGTTACCCACATATCATGGAACATATTGAACCCACGGGCGGTGGACTCGAACATATAGTATCTGAGGGGGTTGGTTTCTGCGAGGGAGGCAAGAAGAGAGGCGAGTCCTTCTTCGTCACCCCAAGAAGAAGTCTCAGTGCCGTGCAAGAAAGTGATACCTTTACCGCGTCCCAGTGTGCCTTTTGATCTTGTGCCAGCGACTTGGTAGAACATTCTGGATCGGTTTTTGAGAACCATCTGGTTTCGGTTGTGGGACATAAGGGGTATCTTGTACTCCTTGGGTAGTCCGTCCATGTACATCTGTAGGGTGCTTCTAAACTGCTCACGGTTTTCCTCCGTATCAGTAGTTAGAGTGCCTTGCATACCGGGGTTTAAGAAGTGCCAGTACAAGTCCATAGCAAGGCTAATGGTAGTGATACCTAACTGCCTGCCTTTGAGTACGATAAAGAAATGGATATTGTCAGCCAGCCCTTTAGCCACCTCATCAATCACATAGGTCTGAGTACCTAGTAGGGTTTCCCCCAAGGTAATCATGCCTTGTTCTTTAGACTCAATCTTTAATCGGCGGCAAAACTGGTAAAACTTTTGCGTATCAAAGTTCATGCGCTGATTCTGTCTGGGTATTGATGGGCAAAGCGTTCATCTTTAACAAAGACGCACACTAGGTCTTGCCAAGGTGGGTTTGGATCGGTATAGCCTTCAAGTAGTGCCACCCTATAACCTTCACGGTTAGCCCAGTTCATCAATGCTTTGGCTGCATCTAGCCTAAAGCGCCAGCAGTCTACGGGGTAGGCATGGTACTCGCCGCTAGAGGGTATATTGAGATATATCAGGCCATCTGGTTTAGTAACCCTAACCATCTCTAAAAAGGTTAGCCAGAAAAACTCAGAGTGTTCTAGGCATGATGAGGACACTAATATGTCTACAGAGTCAGGCTCAAGTGGTAATTGATATGGGTCATCAAGCACAATATCTACGTTATTAGCCTTTTGTGCATCTAGGCCAAGGTAGGTAAACCTATCTGGCATGACGGTCTTTAAGGTACCGTTTACGTCTTGGCTACCAATATCAGCGACTAGGCCGCTTTCTTTGTGCTGTGCGTAGACCTCAAAAAAGCGTCTGCCGTTTTCCATAGCCGATGTGTGCATTAAACCCTCAACAAAATGGTTAGCCCGTGGCAGTTACGGAATCGCTCATGCACTTGCCACTGCGGGTGTTCCTTTTCAAACTCTTCAATGGCAGGCCAAAGGCCACGGTCAGGTGATCCATCATCCACCTCGTTCTTAAATCCCCAAGGGGCATCGGTATCGTGCATGATGATGTATCTTTTGGCCTTCTCATGGTGGAGCGATAGTTCTAACTTCAGTTGCCCATAGGTATGGAGCGTGTCGATAAAGAGTAGGTCGCAGGTAGGTATATCAATATGGCGGGAGTCAGCCTGTTTAAACTCGATGCTGATCTCAGAGAGTTTGCACAGTTCTTCTAACTTTGGGTTTTGGCAGGCGTTAATATCTACGTAGAGCATCCACTTGCCTTTATAGACACTAGCCTCTAGTCCGGCAGCCAAGGCGTAGGCAGAGCAGCCACCGCGCACCCCCATCTCAACTACGGATGAACACTCTTTGGCGTAGTCTCTAAGGGTAGTGAAGTGTTCCCACATATCGGTGCAGTGGGGTGCAATCTGAGGCAAAACCTTATTTAAGTTTGACAATTTTTAGGTACTCCTGTCCCCAAGGGTGATTGACCATCAACTTATATGTTTCAGCGTGTATGCCGCAGTAAGGATAGTCTCCATTAGGCTTAGAGTTTTCCTTATGGCTTTTCATACAACGCCAGAAGTATTCCTTATCAATATTTACCGCCTGCCTAAACCAAGACTCGGCAGTCTTTTTTACATCAAACCCCCGCACAGACTTACTCATTTATCTAACTCGGCAATAATCAATCCAAACACAAAACCCGTCATAACGCCTAGCCCAAACACGGCTACCATCACAGCCATTTATTGCTCTTCCATTGGCACATCGCGCCACTCACCCTTAACCATATGGGTTGGCCCCATCTTCACATTGGCCTGATTACTCCACCACTGCTGAAGCGTGTACTCCTTACCATTTCTCACCCATCTTAGTTTGGCAGTAGGCTCTAATTGATCTGCATGACTCATGCCACCCTCCAGACCCTAATCCCATCGCCTTCCTTCCTAGCAATAAACGTCCTACCTAACCTCTTACTCTGCCTACGATTGGCATTACACATATGCTGCACCTTCACACTCGGCACCCAAAAAGACTCCCCTACCTGTAACTGCTCATACGGATAGTTGTACCTCTTCATAGGTTGCGGCAAAGGTATTGCTTTAGTTATCTCATACACCTGTTGCATACGTCCTCCTTAAACGATATGGACA